ATATTCATCAATTCGCTAAGGCTCTTGTTTCCGAATTTCTCTCTAATTGCACGAAGAGATTTAAACCCAAAACGGAGCTCCCTTGGTTTGTCCAAGTCCAGAATGTATTCCTTCACGGGAGCTCTATGACCTGGATCTTCATCAAATCGACTGCGCCGCCTGCTGCAATACCGATTTGAACTTTACCGTCAGCGTCATCAAATCTTGATTTCGGGAAAGGCCCCACCAGATAAATCGTAGCTGCCACTGGTGTGACTACAACGTCATGATCTGTGCCATAATTGCAAAGAGCCTGTGAATTGATGGTGACCGCTAGTGCGCCTGCTGTGCCACCCAATATGTGGAGAAAACATCTTCCGGTATTGGCAAACCAATTGCCGGCATCATCAACCGTTGCTCCACCGGGCGTAATTCCTGCATGGACTATTTTTGTTACTGCTAATTCTGTGCTCATTTAATCCTCCTAAAAATTTTAATAAAACTCCAAAAAATCAGGTCTTCACTAGGGCTGCGGTTCCTGCGAGCGTGAACGAAATACTTCCAGCGTCAGCAAGCGGGCCAGAAATCGATAGGCCTTCAATAAGAGCATGCCCTGTATAGACATGAGCTGGAGTCTTGATCCTATAATTTTGGATCTCTCCGGCTTCAAAATCAGTTTCTATTTGTAAAAGCCCGGCGTCGTCTTCGATAAGAAAGGCATCAAAAGAAACTGACCAGTTTTTGTTTCCGGTCAACTTCTCTTCCCACCCAGCGGAATCCTTGTCTGTAACGTCAATCGAACTTGCCCCTCGGTCAATAGAAACGTCCTTTTGCCCTCCGAGCTTAGTCCAGACTCCAGTCCATACTTCCACATAAACATTTTTTCCTTTAATCTTTGCCATATTATTTTACCTCCTCTTGTATTTTTTGCGGGGCGTTTTTAACCTTAAAGACAAATCGTATTTCAGAGCTATATAACCTCTCTGATTTTTTAATCTTATGATTTGCCGCATGAAGCCAAAACTCCCAACCGTCCTTCTTAAGTCCTTTCGCGGCCTCTGTTATAGCCGCATCCTGCATCTTTAAAATCTCCAAAGCGTCATGAGAAAAAAAAGAAACCAAGTACACGAATTCGTCCTCTTCAAAGAATATTGATTCATTTATTCTCAGGTTTGGGTATAGCCCCCAATTGTCAGGTTTCTTTTTCGGTTCCAATACATAAACAGGAAACTTTGCTCTTTCCCGCAATACTTTACCTATGTTCATTTAAGCCTCCTCAATCAGATATTTAAAGGTCAATATAGCGTGTCTCGTGAATCCGTCAATATCCATGATCACGTTATGGCTATCTAACCCATCTACTACAGCATTGAATCCGGCCAAACTAAGCGGGGGCTGCCTGGTAACCGCTTGCAATATTTCGTCGCCTATTTCCAAGACTTCCTTTTTTCCTGCATATTGTGACCAGATATGAACCGTAATTTGAACCTCCTGGCCCGGAGTGAATTTGTCACTCCAGTCCCTTCCGGTCAATATTCCCATTGTAATATAAGGAAATACCTCATTTTCAGGTGTATCATCAAGTACAGTTCTCCCCGTCTTTTCAGTAATTCTATCGGCAACTGCCGTATTTAATACCAAAAATGGTGACTTCATTTTCCTAACAATCCCTTAAGTGCTGCATAGTACTTGTCCCTTATCTTCATATATGCCGGCCCTAAAAATGGGGACTCTGGCAAGCCTCTCTCTGATATTGCCTTACAAATCGGCCATGCCGAATCAAATCCGTGCCTCTTGGCCCAGCCCTCCAGCGCATCCGGCGGGGGAAAATGGGGTCTTGCTCCATGCTCTACATAAACTGCATAAGGCGCTGTGGCTTCAACTTTTACCGTAAAGCCGGCCTTTTCTAGATCAACTATTATTGAGTTAGCAAGGTTCCCTGTATCCCATCTCCTCATGTTGTTCAGGTTTTTCTTGGCTTCTCTTTGCACGTCCAAACCATGAGCATAAGTTTCACCCTTCACCTGTTCCGGCATTTTCTTTATAAGCTTCTTCATATATGCTTGAAGCTCTTTGTCGCCTTCAAGCTCATAAGTCGGTGTAGGCATCATTTTATTTTCCCTCTATACACCTAAGGACTATAAACCGCTCTTTCTCCTCAAGGTTTATAAGCGATTCTATCTTCATAATGCGCTCTTCAAAGGTTACTCTCAACTCCTCCGTGATATCGTCTCTGTATCTTATTGTTATTTTATGGCTGATTGCGTTTTTCAGCTGATGGGAATAATAGTATTCTCTACCACTTACCGGCTCAATCTTCGCCCAAACGGTTACAACTTCCTCCCATGTGCTTGTATGCCCGTGATGTCCATCTGGGGTCTTTGTTTCCTTCTGGAAGGTGATCCTATGCCGAAGATCGCCAATTTTAACTGTTTGATTGCTCATATTCTCAATATCTTATAGGGCCAAAACATCGCCTTTATGCTTTCAGGAATTGGCGGATAGAAGGTTGTTACCTTTTCAGCTCCTCTGTTTTCGTACAGATATGCCACTAATTGCTGCATCCCTTGCTTCAATGTTCCCGGAATATCTGTTGCCGTATCCCCAAACCCGACATTGAATTCTATCAAAAAAGAAGCAAATCCCCTATGTGTTGGCCAAGTATATCCGGATCTTAATTTTACGCGACCTGGGGAATTTTGGGATATATCAACAAGGTATTTCTCTTTGCTCACAAGTGAATATTTCTCCACTCGATCCCCTTGAGTCTCCGTATGAGCATTCGTCAAATTTGCCGTTAGAGTCAAGGAAACGCCTTCCTGAATACTCAAGACGGCCATCTCTTCTTCCCTTTCTCCGTCCCTGTTAATCCAGATTGTAGATCCGGCCCAAAATCCGGTTGTAGATGCTACCAGCAAAATAGGCTGATCCGCTGCGGAAGTCTCGTCCACATAACTTTCAACCGTGCTTATTGTCTTAATAGAGACTATGCTTTGAAGAGGCGGCTTAGGGATCTCAATTTCATTCCCCACCTCATCCAGATACATCTCCCATGTCTGCGTTATAAACGCCCTCTTCGTCTCTTTCTCCGCCAACTGGCGAGCTGTTGTGATTAAAGCGCTGATTAGCGAATTATCCTCCGATGAATCGATTTTTAAATGGTTCCTTGCCTCATCTAAAGTCACAGGTTCTATAGCCGGCGCTGTTGTCAGTTTTAATCTCATTTCTTCTCTTTTGGCACCCCTGCCAGGCTCTTATCCTCTTCAGCGGCCCCGCTAGCAATCCAGCTTCTAGCAGTATCCACAGGAACCTCTTGAGGCACCCTGTAAGAATGTCCAACCATATAGGACATTTTATTTGCGCAATCAATGAGCATCCGAATCCGCTTGGGGGGCTTGCCTGGGGGCATATGTACCTCCCCTCCTAGCTTTGTTGGTTCCGGTTTCTTTATCCCGACTTTAGTCTTAGTTCCCCTGCCTTTCTTAGTCATGCTTCCTCCTGAAAATCTAGGATTAAAGAGGAGGCGTCTTGCCCGCCCCCTCTCTTTGTTTCTCTTTAATATCTACTTACGGTGAGATCTGTAACATATAGAACTGATCTCCGCCTCCGGTTGTATTGGTGATTATAAATCCTGCTCGCTGTGGTTTAGGATTAGCTGCGGTTCCAAAGTCAACATCTACGCCGCTCATCAAAGCTCCATCCGAATTGAAATAAACATCCCGATCAGCTGAATTGAGTCCAGGAACTACGCTCATAGAAGTGCCAAAACACGGCCCCCAGGTTTGACCCCAGAAGTAATATCCGCTTTGTACAGGTCTTAGTGCGACAACAACCATTGACATAAAGCCAGTTGTGGTTCCGAGAACGTTGTTGTAAATGTTGGGCCAGGCTGTGATCCAGGTACTTGCAGGAACTTCTACTGCCAGTGCTTCCTCTAAAGTAAGCAAGATAGATGTACCAGCACTTACTGCGCTGCCTTTGATCCGATACATTTCATATACGCCGGTTGTCAGATTCATTATCCAGACATAACCTCCAGCGTAATAATCTTTGTCGTGTGGGTCAGTGTCCAGAATGGTTATTTCATAAGACCCTGCTGCGGAGGCGATAGCGTGAGTATCTACCCCTTTATCAGCGATTGATTGATGAGCTGCTTTCATAGCGATAAGAGCACCAGCGGCTCTACTATATCTAAAAACTCTGTCATCTACGACTAGCCGTGTTCCGAGGTCGTAATTCTGTACCAGACTTTCCTCGTGGATATTCTGGACCTTCCTATTGATCAGCATGTGTCCCCCAGACAAAATCTGGTCAACAATCATGCCGTCCTTTTTCC